AGAGACGACTGCATGAGCGACGATCCGCCCCGCACCCCGAACAGGGAGCACTTCAACCGCATCTTCGGGGGCATCGTGGAGGTATGAGCGACATCGCCGGCTACCGGTTCTGCCGCACCTGTCAGGCGCCCATCCTCGACGTGGTAGCGGCAACGACAGGGGGGCGTTGTGCGCCTTGTTGGAGGGCCAGCAACGCCCCCCTGTTCGAGCAGCTCGAAGTCCTCGTCGAAGGCCGGATGACCAAAGTCGCCCTCGACCCGAAACGCTCGCTGCGCAACCGGCGGGTCTACGAACGACGCATGGCCGACCCGGCCCGCAAGCAACGCAAGCACGCCGTCGAACGGGTCAAACGCAACGCCCTGCGCCGCCTCCGCGCCCTGCACGCCGCCGACTACGCGGTGATCCTGGCCGAAGAACGCGGCAAAGCCGGCCTCGACCCGTGGCCGCTCACCATGGTCCTGCCCGGCGTCGACACCGACACCGTGCTCAAGACCTTGCGGGCCCAGGATCCGTAACGTTGCCCCATGCCCCGACTCCGTAGCTGGACGCGCAAGACCGGGGCCGAAGGACGCACCGAGATCACCGCCGCGGCCGCCCAGATCAACCTGGCCTCCGACGACGACCGCAAATACCTCGACGCCGTCACCAACACGTCCCGCAACGTCTCGTCGAAAGCGTGGAGCCACCACGACAACATCGGCGAGATCCACTACGCCGTGTCGCGCTCGGCCCGCCTCGCCGGCTACGCCCGCCTGTTCGCCTACCAGATCGAAGAGGACGGCACCGCCGGCCCCGAAGTCAACGACGGCCTCGCCGGCGACATCGTGCGCGGCATCTACTCGCCCTACGGCGGCACCCGCGGCCTCATCGAGCGCTACTTCGCCCTGATGAAAGTCCCCGCCGACAGCTACCTGATCCGGGTCTCCGACACCGACGGCCCCGACGGCTACCACTTCCTGTCGAGCCACGAGATCGACGGCTCCTCGCTCGACACGATGGCCCGCGACGAATTCCGCGGCATCCGCTGGATCACCCTGCCCGCCAACACCGGCGCCACCAACCGCCTCGTGCGTGACGTCCCCCGCGAAGACGTGTTGGGCCGGGTGTGGGTGCCCAGCGCCCGCTACGTCGAGATGTCCGACTCGCCGCTGTTCGCCCTCGAAACCGAATGCGACGTGTTGCGCACCCTGACCCTGTCGATCAAAGCCAAACTGAAAAGCCGCTTCGCCATGGCCGGGCTGTTGTTCATCCCGGCCGAGATCCAACAAGCCGAGATCTCCGGGCTCACCAACACCGGCGGCCAACGCGTCGACGACGTGCTCAAGTACCTGATCTCGGCGATGACCCGCAACGTCACCAACTGGGACACCGCCGCCGCCCTCGCCCCCATCCTGTTGCGCGGCCCCGGCGACGCCGGCGAAAAGATCCGCCACATCCTGCTCGACCGCGAAGTGTTCGAAGCCGACATCACCCTGCGCGCCGAGCTCGTGGCCCGGATCCTGTTCGGCATGGACATCCAACAACAGGCGGTGTCGGGCTCGAAAGACGCCAACCACTGGGGGGCGTGGGCCCAAGGCGACGACGAGAAACGGGTCGCCGTCCAACCCGACCTCGACAACCTGGCCTGGGCCCTCACCCGCTTGGTGCTGCACCCCCAGCTCGAGGAGGCCGGCATGCCACCGGATCAGATCCTCAAGTACCGCATCGGCTGGGACCTGGCCGCGGCGTCGGCCAAAACCAACCAGCAAGAAGACACCCGCCAAGCTCACGACCGCGGCTACGCCTCCGGCAAAGCCCTGATGCGTTCGGCCGGCCTCGACGAGAACGACGACGAGCTCAAAGGCGACGAATACGTGCGCTGGGTCGGCGGCAAGGTCCGCAACGCCCGGCTCATGCTGTGGGGCCTCCCCGAGTACGACAAGATCCCGTGGGACGACATCGAACCCGAACCGTCCACCCCCGGCCCCCCGCCCGACGCCGACGGCACCGACCCGCTCGTCGGGCCCGGCGTGGGCGACCCCGGATCCCCCAACAACGAGAAGCGATCCGGGCGCGTCCCGGCGCCGGTGCAGAAAGCAGTCCCCGCATGAACCGCTCGTACGGAACGATGCCGATGACCAAGCCCGAGGGGATGCTGCGCCAGCTGCACTTCACCTCGCTGTGCCGGATGGACGAGATGACCGGCGACAACCGGATCCTCGACTCGGCCGGGGCCGGCGTGCGCGAACTGCCGCGCACCATCTACGGCGCCTTCACCAACTCGGGCCACGACGGCGCCGCCATCATCGGCGCCCTCCACTCGGTCACCTTCCACGACGACGGCAACGTGTCTGGTGACGGCTGGATCCTCGACGACGACAACGGCCGCCAAGCCGTCAGCTACATCGCCGCCGGCGCGCTGCGCCACAACTCGGTCGACCTCGCCGAATGCAAGGTCGGCTGGGACCTCACCGACGACGCCGACGACGACATGGCCATCGTCATGAAGTTCCACCGCTGGAACATCGCCGCCACCACCCTCGTCGGCAACCCGGCGTTCGCCGACACCACCGTCGAGCTCGTCGCCGGCCTCGAAACCGACGACACCCCGCTCGACGTCCCCGCCGGCGCCTTCGTCCTCGAGCTCACCGACACCGTCACCGAGACCACGGCCAGCCTCACCGCCACCGTCCCGTGGGACGACTTCCACATCCCCGAAGCCGACCGCCCGACCAAGATCGTCGTCGACCCCGACGGCGTGGTCTACGGCCACCTGTGCTGTTGGGACTCACGCCACGACGGGTACCCGGACGCCGTCGTGCGCCCGCCGCGGCCTAGCGACAATTACGCCAGCTTCAACAAGAGCGGGCCGATGACAGAACTCGGACAGGTCGAGACGGGACCGATCTTCTTCGCCGGCGGCCACCCCCGCAAACCGCTCGGCAACCAAGACCCCTTCGAGGCCTACGGCGACGTCACCAACGCCTGGGCCGACGTGCGGGTCATCCCCGGACGGTTCGGACCGTGGCTGTCCGGGCGGGTCCGCCCCGGCATCGACGACGCCACCGTCTACGCAGCGCGGGCCAGCCGCATCTCGGGCCACTGGGTCGGTGACCGCCTGCGAGCCATCGTGTCCGTCTCCGTCGAAGGCTTCGACGTCGCCGGCACCGGCTTCGAACACCTCACCACGGCCAGCTTCGGCACCCACGGCGAACTCCTCGAACTCGTCGCCTCGTTCCTCCCCGCCGACGAACCAGCCGTCGCAATGGTCGCCACCGGAGACCTCGTCGACGTCGGTGTCGACGTCGCCGCCGTCGTCCGCGACGAGCTGGCCCGCCTCGCCGACGCCGCCCTGGCCGCCGAACACGCCGCCGACGCCGAACGACTGGTGCTGGCCATGGAGTTCGACTGAACGCTCGACAGTAGACGTTCACCCCCCTCCGTCGGAGAGGATTGGGCACTCAGTCCGATCGCTCCAGGAGGACGGCCCCTCATGTTCCCGAAGATTCCCGAGAAGCTGTCCGCACTCTCGCCCCTCGAGCTGCGCGCCCTCGCCGCCGAGATCCGCACCGCCGCCAAGACCGTGCTCGCCGGCACCCCCACCGCGGAGGAGATCGCCGAGGTCCGGGCCATGGCCGCCGTGCGCGCCGACGTGCTCACCGAAGCCGACCGCCAAGACGACGCCGCCGCCCTCGACGAAGCCTTCGGCGACGACGACGAGCCCGACCCGGTCGCCGAAGCGATCGACGAGATCGAGAGCACCGACGAGATCGTCGTCCCCGACGAGATCATCGAAGCCGAACTGGTCGAAGTGACCGCCTCGGCCAAGACGCCGGCCGTCGTCCGCAAGACCGTCGGCGTGCAGTCCAAGGCCGACGGCGACACCCTGGTGCGCTCCGGGCGGGTCACCCCCCAGCACCTGCTGGCCTACGACGGCATCGCCGGCAAGGCGGCCGGCGACAACTTCGGGTCGTGGGGCGAACTGGCCCAAGCCCTCGCCGACAAGTCCGAGAACGTGCGCTCCAACACCACCGAGAAGTTCAACGTCGGCCGGATCGCCGGCGTGTTCAGCCCCGACCGCATCCTCGACGAGAACCCGCTGTTCAACCTGTCGCTGTTCGACGAAGCCGAACTGACCGCGGCGTTCTGCGCCCCGTTCGAACCGCAATACGACCTGGCCTGCTGGACCACCGACCGCCGCCCCGTGCGCAACTCCCTGGCCTCGTACCGGGCGCCGCGCGGTGGCGTCACGATCTACCCGTCACCGTCGATGGAAGACGTCTCCACCGGCTTCGGCATCTGGACCGACGCCGACGACGACGACGACCAGGCCGAAAAGGTGTGCGCCACCATCGAGTGCGCCACCCCGGTCGAATACAAGATCTACGGCGTCTGGCGCTGCCTGACCGTCAAGAACCTGTTGGCCATGACGTTCCCCGAGCTCGTCGAGGCCTACCTCAACCGGCTCGCCTCCCAGCACGCCCGCCTGGCCGAAACCCAACTCCTCGAAGCGATGGCCACCGGCGCCGACACGTTGGAGACCAACAGCCTCGGCTACAACGCCTCCACCTCGATCACCACCACGATCCTCAACTACCTGGCCCTGTACCAGGAGCAGCAGCGTTGGGACATCGGCGCCATGGACGCCTGGCTGCCCCGCTGGGTCCTGTTCGCCCTCAAGGCCGACCTGATGCGCCGCCGCACCACCAACGGCTACGTCGGCGCCCCCTCCGACGCCCAGATCAACGCCTTGTTCTCCGACGTCGGCGTCACCCCCCACTGGTACATCGACACCCCGTCATGGGCCACGCCGGTCCCCGCCCTCGCCGTCTCCGGGCGCCTCGGCCGGTTCCCCCGCAACCTCGAAGTCCTCGTCGCCCCCCGCGGCAAGTTCGCCGTCATGGACCGCGGCG